GTCCTCTCGGCAATGTCTACCCTCAAGAAGGGAGTTAAGACTACTCTCTCTGAAGGCATGCGCGAGGCCGCGTTCCTGGTGGAGCGATACTCGAAGATCCAGATCAGCACCGGCAAAAACCGTGCAATTAAGACGGGCTACCTCCGATCCTCCATTGGCGTCATGAGTGTCAGCCCCTACCGTGCAGTTATTCAGGCCGGTGCCTACTACGGCCGGTTCATCCATGACGGTACACGTTACATGCGCCCGCGCCCCTTTATGAAAGCGGGTACGAAGGACGCTATACCGGAGATCGAGAAGATGTTCGGAAAACGCATTAAAACGCTCGTAAAGACGATATAATACTTTTATGGCCAACTTCGCTACTATCAAGGCAGGCATCGTAAGCATCCTCCAGGCCGATTCTGACCTGGCTAATGGGGCAATTTATGACTACGAACCACCCCTCGAAGACGTGGTAGTAGACCCCTTTGCGGTCGTTTTTGCGGTCGATAACGAGTCTGAGTTCGAGACCACGACCGAGAATAAGCGCACCTATAACTTCCTGGTGAGGATCTTTGTGGAGCGCCGTAACCGTGGGGCAGGTAACGCCGAGACCCTCCTGACCTCTATCGTGGACAGGCTTCTCGACGAGTTCGATCAGAACTACACCCTGGGGGTCGCGGGTGTCCTTATGACCCAAGCAGCCCCTTCGGCCTGGGCCTACATACTTTCGGACAAGGACTACCGCGTGGCGGAGATCAAGCTATCCACCGTCGTCTCTAAGGACGTATCTTGACGTGCTAATATATAGCCATAATCGTAATTTACAAATACTATGGCTAAGTTCATCGGTCGCCAGCAAGAACTCGGTATCGGTAGGGAAGCAACGCGCGGCACTATCGTTGCACCGACCCAGTGGGCTGCCAAGACGAACTTCTCCGTAGAAGACAAAGTGAACAAGGCCCGTGTGCAGGGCAGCTACGGGAACATTCTCGGTGGCGACGATGCACTGGTTGCGGACAGATATGCGCAGGGCGACATTGAGTTTGAAGCGCAAGATAATCTCCTTGCTATTATTTTGTACTCACTCTTTGGCGGGTTGAGTTCAAGCTCATTCAGCAGCGTGTTCAAGCATACGCTCTCTATCCCAAACAGTGTGCAGCATCAATCGCTCTCGCTCCACATGAACGATCCGATTGGCGCAGGCGAAAATCCAACCAAGACCGTTGTGTACGGTCGCGCCATGATCGATCAGTTCGAGCTTACCGCCAAGCTCAACGAGCTCGTCTCTTGTACGGCGAGCTTTATCTCTCAGGTGCATAAGGACTGGACTCGTCAGACTCCTTCTTACACTGCACAGAATAAGTTCACACATAAGCACGTTATTGTGAAAGTCGCTGCTGACACGTCTGGACTCGCTGCTGCAAGCAAAATCAACGTCCAGGATCTCACTCTCACTATCAAGAAGAACGTGATCCGCGAGCAGTCACTCGGTACGATCCAGGCAGTCGATATCTTGAACCGCAAGATCGAGATCTCGGGTAAGCTGAAGCTCACCTACGAAGATCGAACCTACCGTGACTACATGGTGAACGGCACCAAGAAGGCGCTCCGTATCGCGCTCGTAAACAGCGACGTCACTATCGGTTCAACCAATCCTCAGTTCCAGCTTGACCTTCCGATCGTAGAGTTCGATCAGTGGGAGCCTTCAAATGAGATCGATGAACTTGCAACCCAGGAGATTATGTTCACGGCACTCTATGACGTGACCAATAACATTCTCATTGGTTCAAACACGTTCGTGGTAAACAGCACTACCAGCTACTAGCTTATCCACATAGGGTGTTGAGAGGCCTGTGTAAAACCGGTGCTATACTTGTGGCATGAATGACACCACTTCTTTTAAGACACCGGTAGACGGATTGGAAGTTACCATTAAAGCCTACCTCACGGGGCATGATAAGCGTGAGATGTTCCGCCTTAAAGACGACCCTGTGGGCCTCCAGGACGCCATGATTAAGCGTCTGGTAGTGAAAGTAGGCGACCATACGGGTGCGGGAACGGACGAGAAAGTATTTGATATGCACGGTAAGGATTTTGATTTCGTCGTTAGCGAGCTTCTCAAAGTAGCCGAGGGGTCAAGCCTCACGGATGAAAAAAAAACGAGCTAGAACGGGAGTTCGCCAAACTCTATAACTTCGGTAGTTCGAGCCTCTCAGAGGAGGCTCTGATGGTCGAAATCTGCCACTATATGGGGTGGGATTACTATACCTATGGACAACAGCCGGTCTGGTTCATTGAGTGTGTTACGATGAAAATGAGAGAGGAAGCACGCGCTAAAAAAACTAACAACCATGGCCGCTGATGCAAAAGCAACAGTAATCATCGAAGCTAAAGACCAGGCAACGCCTACTGTAGATAAGGTTGCCCAGTCTTTTGGCGCGTTCAATGCAAAGACGGTCGCCATGACGGCGGCCTTTGCTGCTGTGGGTACGGCAGCCTACACCTTTGGTAAGCAGTCACTCCAAGCTGCTGCAAACTGGGAGCAGGTCACAGTGTCGTTCACCACAATGCTTGGTAGTGCGGAGAAGGCACAGTCGTTCATGCAGGAGCTGGTGAACTTCGCAAAGACGACGCCATTCACCCTTGAAGGGCTCCAGGAAGCATCGAAGCGCCTCCTTGCCTACGGCATTGCGCAAGACAAAGTACTGCCAAACCTGCGCATGCTCGGCGACATTGCCTCGGGCGTCGGCATGGATAAACTGCCGAACCTTATTCTTGCATTCGGCCAAGTGAGCGCAGCCACTCGCCTTACCGGCATGGAGCTTCGTCAGTTCACTGAAGCGGGTGTGCCACTCTTGGCAGCACTCTCCGACGAACTCGGTGTGAGTGTGCAGCAAGTGCAGGAAATGGTGAGTGCCGGTGAGGTCGGTTTCCCTGTCGTTGAGAAAGCACTCGCGAAAATGACCGGTGAAGGTGGGCGTTTCAATAAGCTGATGGAGAACCAATCGAAGACCCTCTCCGGTATGATCAGCAACTTGCAGGATGCATGGAATATCTTCTTGACCAAAGAAGGCCTCCGTTTCCTTGATTGGGCAAAACAGTTTGTCGCTATTGCAATCTATATAGTGCAGGACGTACTCCCTAGATTCATTCAGGGTGTAGACAAGTTCACTAATTTCATGAAAGAAAATCAGATCGTACTTTATGCGGTCTCCGGTGCAATCATTGGTGCTCTCGTACCAGCGCTTGCTGCCCTCGCAGTTACCATCTGGAGCGCTGTAATCCCTGCGCTCGCGGCTATGGCGGTGGCAGCAGCACCTTACATTCTCGGGGGTGCTGTAATCGGGGCGCTGGTCTACGGTATCGTCTGGCTCGTAAAGAACTGGGAGATGCTCTCGGGCAAAGTAACCGAAGTCTGGAACGGCATTATCGACCGAGTAAGCGACGGTATGCTTGCGGTGGTAGACACCTTAAGGTCAATTGGGGAGGGCTTCGTGTCCTTTTGGGAGGGCCTCAAGAATGCCTTTAAGACATTCATAACCGTCTTTGTTGGCCTTGTGGCACTCTTCTTTGACGCCCTCATCCCAGGATGGGACTCCGGTATAGTACAGCTCGCACTGTCCTTTAAGGCTGGGTGGGACGGTATGCTCCAGACCCTGCAAGGGTTCATAGCGACCACGACACAAATGATCACAACGGCTCTCGGGTTCTTTAGCCGATTCACGTCTGCTGCAATGGCGGTTATTAGCCAAGCATGGGTCTCTGCGTGGACGACGATGGCTAACTTCTTCAACGGTATCTGGGAGCAGATCAAGGCAACCTTCAAGAACGTCTTTGACTATATCTTTAAGACCATTCAAAAGGCGATCGACAAGTACAACGACATGGTGGCACTCCTGGCGAAGCCGATCAAAAGTGTCGCGAACTCGGCTGCAAAGTCAGCAAGTTCCCTTCTTGGCAAAGCCTTTGAGCGAGGCGCTGGCCTCCTTGGATTTGCTGAAGGCGGTACGGTGCCAGGGCCGGTAGGCGCTCCTATGCTGGCAGTGGTGCATGGTGGTGAACAGGTGATCCCGAATGGCAAAAGTGCGGGTGGGGTAAACGTATATATAAGTGGGAACAATATCTCAAGTGATCTCGATATCCAGAACCTGGCAGATCGCGTAGGTAGGGAAGTTATGA